ACATCACAATTCACGGGAAAGAAAGTCAATTCGTTTTACCAGTACATGGAGATGTAACATCCCTTACTGTGATCGGCAATGTAATATTTGAATTTCCCACCGACAAAATTGTTAAACCATATGTAGGCACAGGAATAGGTTGCACAGCTCAATACGCCAACTGGAGCGTCAATGTTATCCAAGATTCGGCATGGTATGATTATGAAGGCGGAGGAAGCTTTGCCTATACTTATCAATTAATCGCAGGCATTAGAACATCCATTTCATATACCTACTACTGCGCTGCTGAAGTCAGGCTTTTAGATTCCGTATTAGATCACATGTGCGAAAACAACAGATCAATAATTTTTTCTTTCAACAGAATATTTTAAGGATAATTTATGAGTTTAGAGGGCCTAAAAAAATCATTAAATAAATTTGAGGAATCTCATGCGCTTGATCCGCTCTTTCATCTTAAAGGCGTTGCTGCTCATAACCTTCTAAAGGAAGCGGTGAAATCCCTTATAGAACTCTATACGAGATTAGAGCCAACAGATCAGATTAAGTCAGAAGAGCCCTATATTACTCTAATGGAATTTTACGAGAGAACTCATCTCTGTCATCCAAGCACAGTCGCTAAAATGTTTAAACAAGATGATTGGTTTTTTCAAAACTGCGGTAAGAAAATAGGCAATAAGTATCTAATACAAGAGCTAAGCGCCGTAGTTTATTTCGCTTACTGCAAAAGTGTAAAGCTTCGTAAGAAAGCCCTAGAAATTAAAGCAAACAGAGAAAAAAAGGAGACCACATGCAGTCAAGCGCATACCGTGTTGCCGAAGCTCTTAATCACATAAAGAAGGCCGAAAGAATCCTAAAACACCTCGGCATTCTTAACTACAAGACTAGCGGGGATTTATATGCAGTCTCGAGCTACTGCATTAGCAAAATCGAAGAATACAAAAAGGTATAAGATGTCAGTTGAACTAGTAGTGACTATACGAGATGAAGAAAAGCGCAAGCTTACCAGAGAATTCCTGATCTATGAACCAATAGCTATGTCTGAACAAGACCCGGTCATAGACAAATGCGTAAAAGAGGCTATTGAAGAATTTAAGGGAGTTCCTGATGATATAAAAATAAAAGCAACTATGATTTTAAGATAATTATGGCACGGAATTTGATTCCCATCGATTGGGAAATGGCAGATGAACTCTTAGCATGTGGATGTCCCGGAACGGAAATAGCAGCATTTTTCGGGATGCATGCAGATACTTTTTATGACAGGGTTCTCAAAGAACGCGGAGTCTGTTTTTCTGCCTATTCAGCACAAAAGAAAGCAACTGGCGAAGCCTTAATAAGAAAAGCTCAATATGACAAGGCTTTAGGTCTTTCAAAGAAAGGGGACAACACACTCTTAATCTGGCTAGGGAAGCAAAGGCTGAATCAGAAAGAGAATGTTACTGATGAAATTGTAGCCGAAGGTGTAACAAAATCTTTTGAATCACTGATGACTCAGTTGAGTAATCTTCAAGTAGATAAGAAACCAGATGCTCATACCTGAGGCATTTTTCCAGATAGTGAGCTTTTCTTAATGTAGCACTTGCGGCACAAGGGTACAAAATCATCCCAACTGAAACTGGAATTACTCCAAGATTCTTTGCAATGTGTACACAACATTTCGGTATCAGGCTTTATTTTTCTCTCGACTTCTAGTGCCTTAACTCTATTATCCAATGCGTTAAGCACCATTAAGACACCCTGATTTCCTTCTCTAGGCCTGAGAGTTTTTCGTGATAATTGCCATATCATGTAATCAGCAGAATTATTAGACGTATCCAAAGAGTCATATTGAGATTCTGGGTATACATAACTAAATAATTTCTTTAACCATTTCATGATTTCTCCACATTTGAAACACGCAGGATATCTCGCATAATACCTAGCATACATAACATATCTGTATGATTTAGAGGAATATGCTTCATCTGTTGAGGCATTTCTTCGATTCGTTCAATCATGTTATCGATGAGGTTTAAGAGTTCATGCTTTTCCATTATTCATCCGGCTCCTTAGGTAAAGCTATCCAATGCGTGAAGTACTCTACAAAGTTTGTGTAGTGTACGAAGTGCCAATGCACATAGAAGGTCAAAGGTTTTTGGATCTCTTTGTTCCATATTACTATGTATTGGTTGGGTTGAGGAAGTGCTTCTTCGATGCTTATCCAGTCCATGTCAGTTCAATGGGAGTTTAGGTAAAGGCATCCAATGAGTTACCTTCCCGCCATTATGCCAGCGTCTATCACTCCAATAGCAATCGATTTGAATAATAGGTTTCGTCCAAAAAGATTTATCTGGATGGTAGCCATGTTCCCCATATTCATCGTCTAAGTAAGTTTTCAATACAAGAACATCAACCGCATATGGAGGAGGCTCTTTATCAAAGTTAATCCATTCCATATTACTCCTCCAATTCATCCCGAAAATCTGTCCAATGCGTTATGATTCCATCAGTTAAACTGTATGTGTAGGTAAGAGGGGCATTACCCTGCCAATAAAGTTTTCCATTGGGATAGATTTGAAGCATTGCGGAGTATGATTGTTTGTAAACCTTATCCCATACAGTAACGGTAGTGTTTATTTCTGGAATTTGTTCTTTAATGCTGATCCAATTGAATATTCCATTATCAGGCGGTAGTTCTTCATCTGTATCCATCATTTCTTCTCCTGTCTCTCATTCTTTTCCCAAGTCTGTAGCCAATAGTAACTTCTCTTTTTTTCAAGAGATGGCCTTCTATCTACACTATCGCAACCAGCATTGATCTGTTTACCGGCGCCGGCAAGCGAATCAAGACGCGGATCAGGATCACGGTGGCAAGTTGAGCAGCAGCAGAACGAAAGGTAATGTATGGGATTGATGCTCATAAAATCACTCTTACTGCCCAATTTACTGCTTGGTAATATTCATTGACGAAAGATGCGTTAACGAATTGAGTCCTTTCCCACATTTCACATTGACCATATGATTCATGGAGATGACCAAAAACATGCAATTTAGGTTTTATTCTCGTTAGCAGTTCAGCAAGCAGGCTTGTTGAACCTACCTGTTTACCACTAACGGTTGAATCATGAATTGTAAATGGAGGAGAATGCGTGACAAGAATATCAACATCATCAGGAATCAATGCCCACTTCTCAGCAAGTTCTTCTTCGGTATCAACAGTGAAAGCCATGCAATGTGGATTCATTCCTTTGAATTTAATCGTCCAAGGAGAACCCCAAATCTTTAATCCTTCGAATTCCGTGCCTGAGTCGCAGAGATAGTAAAAGTCATTTAGGACCTGATCAAACGGATTGTCTCTCAGTAATTGATTATCATGATTGCCAGCTATGACAACTTTTTTGTTATAGTTCTGTTTCATCATCCATGCGCCGAAGTCATACAGCTGTCGAAAACGATCAGAAGCAGTCAAATCCCCAGCAACAATCAGAAGATCTCCTCCTTCAAGTTCTGGGTAGTGGCCATGCAAATCAGCAATGCAATCTATGATCATTAATATCCTTTAATCATCACGGAATGGAGACGCCCAATTCTTTCTATCTTCTTCTGAATGAGGTGCATTGTCTGGGTCAATTTGATCTAATGCTTTCCTCTCATATTCATTCCCTGGATTATTTCGGTCACTTTCTTCCTGCATTTTCTCTGGTGTTCTTGGTTCGATTGGAATTTCATAGGCGGCTACATGCATAGTGTAGAAGCCGCATGTGAGAACTAAAAAAACAAATCTGAGTACGCGATAAAACATAATTTTCCTATTGTGTTTGATTTTCAAAAGTTTTGAGTATTTTGCTTTCTTTGTTTGGATGTATTTAATCATTGTGAAGTCCTCACTTCCTGTCTTGTCTGTCATTCTTTTCCCATGACTGCAGCCAATAGTAGCTTCGTTTCTTTACTAATTCTGGCTTATTATCTATGGAATCATACCCAGCATCCTTAGGCTTACCAGGATTCTTAACCTCGTTTCTTTCAGTCTTACAAAAGAAACAGCAGCAGATTGACTGGTAATGGACTGGATTAATGCTCATTGTTCTTAACTTCCTTCAATTGCTCACCTAAAATAGCAATTACCTGATCTTTTAATGCCTGGATGCGGGTATTCTTGTCGTCTATTTCTTTAATGATCTTGTCTATTTCTTTGGCAGCCTCATTGGCTTGATGAAAAGCATAAGCTTGATGGGAACTGTTATTCATTGCAATTTTAGCTAAAGGACTATGAGACATTGATAATTAACCTGTTGATTGATATAAAAAACTTTAATGACTCTGCCATTAGCACCAAAACAACTCGAATTTATCATCAATAGCACAGCTCGCTGGAATCTTGCCCATGGTTCTGTGA